AACTCAAATGATGGCCTATCATAGAGCCACATGTATGCTCTACCTTGCCACTCATAATCTGAGTTTTCACCTTCGGATGGTGTTGCAGGGAAGGTATCTAATGACCATGAGCTCTTGATGTCAATGATGAGGTCATCTGTTATGATATCACAGCATCCACTCATGTAGTCATTCTCTACTCTTAGATTGTTTTTAACGTACTTATTTGTAAATCTCACATCATTGAGTAACTTGATGCCTTCATGCTCCCAATCAGTGCCCTTGATCATTGGCTTAGTTTTGATGTTGAGCTCATATCCAAAGAAGTCCTGCTTAGCTATCTTGCGTATCTCAGACTTAGCAGTCTCAGACAATAGCTCAGACTTACTCCTTGAGTTAGTCATGAGCTTACCTAATTGTGATGGGCGCCATTTCATACTACCAATATTTAATTATAAAATGAGATACTACATATATTATAGCTATGTTAACTGCTAAGCCTATCAATGCAGGAACTAAGCAGCCTATCCATTCTCTTAAATTCATAACTGTGCCTCCTGTTCTTTGGTTAGATAGAACTTATCTTTGAGCTCCTCAACTGTGTACTCATTAGATGCTATCTTAGCAAGAGCAGCCTTGAAACGTGCATCTGACAATGATTCTTTTTTAGTCTCAGTTGGTTGCTCCTTAGATGCCTGTTGACCATCATCATCCACTGCCTGCAATGAGAGAGCACTTTGAAGGGTGTACCTACGATAGTAGGTTATGGCACTACCCATTTGCTGAGGTGTGATACCTTGAGGTAATTCCATACATGACTCAATCATTGCACCTGAGTAGTTAATATCTACTATCTGAGTGCACACACTATTACCTTGGATAGGTTGGATAAGTAGCAAGCCATTCTCTAATAGCACAGGCTCAACAGTGCTAAGGATAGCATTGAGGTCAGCATATTTTGAGTGATGACTTTGTGCGTTCTTAGTTACCTTACCAATGGCTAACTTTGCCCTGTGTAGTTTTTGATGTAGAGTGAGTGTGTTACTCAACTCATTCAGCTCCTTGATTTTCTCAGTAGCTGTTTTGATTTCTTTTTCCATACTGTTTTTATTTATTGCATCAAAGTTAATAAAAGATTGCATAAGTACAAAATAAAGTTATTAACAATTATCTGTTGATTCATTATTAATCCCCTTCACAGGGTGTTTATATTTCTTTCTAAGATGTTTCAATTTTACTTTGAACTTTGGCATTTTTAGTTTGATTCTCATATACTCAAGTTTTTAATTATCTTATAAAGTACATTAACAACTATTGAATTACCAGCTTGTTTGTATGCTTGACTATCACTCACAGGCCAAGTGAATGTATCTGGAAAGTCCATTAATCTGAAGCATTCACGAGGAGTTAATCTTCGGATTTTGTAATCCTTATTTATTATCGGAGGATTTTGACCTGTGAAATTTTCTTTCCAAGTATCTCGCATCATTGCCATAATAGCAGGTGAGTTACCATCTTGCCTCCATCTAAATCCTTCATCTGTTCGATAGTCACCAATCATCACACCTTGATTACATGCAGTATCTAATGTTTGTGCAACTTGCTTACCTACTCTTCCTCTTCGTGTTTCTGAATTAGGAACTGAAAAATTAATACTATCTCCTTCCTTTGCTTGTTCATATCCTTTTGCTGTGCCTGATTTTATTTTTAGATATTGACCATCAAATGGTTGTTTATAGTATCCAGCAACAATGCATCTGCTTTTGTCTGGAATATCTTCATTCAACATATTCTCATTTGCTTGACTTTTTAAACATTTATTAATTGCTGCCTCACTCAGAAAATACTTATCATCAACACCATCCTCAAGTACATCCTTTAATCTTTTACTCAAATACTCTTCCTTTGGGAACTGAAAATCATTATCAATATCATCTCGAATACCAATCAAAAAAACTCTCTCTCTATTTTGTGGCACTCCATGGTGTTTTGCGTTTAATACTTTCCAATACAAATGATAAGGAACTGACTCATCATAAGGAAATAAAACAGGCACTCCATTAACAGATTTTCCACCTAACATATTAACCCACTCTTGAAAAGTTTTGCCACCATCGTCTGAAAGCAATCCTTTTACATTCTCAAATATAAAATAACGTGGCTTGTTTACTTGTATAAATTCATGTGAATTAAAAAATAATATACCTCTTTTATCATCCTTACCTAATCTCTTCCCTGCTAATGAGAAGGCTTGACATGGTGGAGATGTCATGTAAATATCCAATGATTCAGATGGGATTTGTCTATCATATACATTTGTTGGATAATATTCTGGTTCACCATAATTATGAATAAAAGTTTGCCTTGCATACTTATCCATGTCACACGCAAATATTTCTTTATATTCTATTCCTAATCTTATCAAGGCTTGATTGAATGCACCTACTCCAGAGAAGTCGCTACCTACTTTTATCATAATCCTAATGTAAATTGTTCATACCACTCAACAAACTCATCAAATGTTCTTACAATGATATACACACCGCCTGCCCTTTCAATGGAGGCTTGATATTCCTTTTGCACATCTGACTGTCTATCCTTACCATATTTAATCTCAATCTTAACTGAACGCCCTCTGATCGTAGCAGATATATCTGCAGTTCCTTTGGTTGACTGTCCAGGTGTCCATTTGCCCGGTAACTGTTTTGTGTGTGCCATGATGCCGGAACCAACTTGTATCTTTGCTCCTTCCCTGTACTGACCCTGTGAGCTTATTCGCTCAGCTTGACCGCCCATGAACTGTATCCATGCAATGACACACTTTGTCAAGGCATTAGCAGAGTTATCTGTCCAATCTGTCTTTGGTATGTATGCCTCTGGCATGTTTGGATATTTCTCTTTCAACTGCTCCATCATTAGAGCATTGAGTTTGTCTTTGTTAATTCGTTTCATGATTCCTGATAATTATTAATATTAAAATGAGAATAAAATAATAACTCAAGTGATGGACATACATTTGATAAAAAATTTTCTTTGCCAATTACCAAAGTACATTCAATTAAAAATCTATTTTCAATCAATTTGTTTTCAATTTTCCAATAAAATTTCATTAGTTCAGAATGATTTATTCCTAAATTTTCTGCAATTTGTTTTGATGTTTTATTCATATTAAAATGGTGTTTCTGTTTTTACTTCAATATTATCCCACACATCCTGTGGGGTTTTAGGTATGCCCTCCTTTTCAAATTCAATCCATCTTAAGTTGTTTGTCTTACCTTCAAATACTTTTAATCCATAGTTAGCTCCATAGATAGTAAGCCATGATGTGAAACGTCTCTTTGACATTTTTTGCCAATCAGTGTACTCATTGATAAAATTATTGAACAACTCATCTTTGTACAGCCTTGTATTTATAGGTAGATTATCATCATTTGACCACTCATAGAACTCATAAGATGTCTCTTTAATGAACTTCCTTGACTCAAGGTTATTAAAGTCATGAGATACAAGTCCATTCTTAAGATAGAATTGGCAACAATTAATCATGAAGTTATCAAACCTCATCCATTCAACCTCATCCCAATCATCAAATAGCATGTGCCCAAACTCATCAAGAGGAGACTTATGGTGTCCGAAATAATCGGACATTTCAACTTCAAACTTTCTACGATCATGGGAGCCACCAACTCCACCAAGTGTGTAATTAGTTGTAATTATAATCTTAGGTGATTTCTGTACAGGTAATTTAACAGCATCCTGGCCCTTATATTCAAGTGTTATTCCTTCTGTAATCAAACTAAATAGATTCTCAAAGACAAAGTTCTTTTTAACGTCATCAAATACAAGTAACTGAGTATCTGTTGATACAGTTTGATAAGGAAATGACTTAGTAAACTCAAATGTTTTACCATCAATAGAGGCTACCTTTTTTAGTTTAGCAAGAGCATTCCAAAACAATCCCTTACCACTTCCCCCATTTGGATTCTCAGAGATAGTTTGATCATTGAATATGATAGCTTTGTTATTTGCTGAGGTCTTAAATGAATGCATTAAATACCCTATTACTGACTTAAAGGATCTGTATTTATTGTCATCTTGACCTGCTATGAGCCAAAGAAATTTTCTAAACTCAGAGTCATGGTGATCGTGTTTAGTAAATTTTCTATCAATAATTTGTTTTTTCCATACATATCCATCAACATCAATATATTCATGTTCAACAATAGTGTTCTTAGTTACCTCAACAGTACAGTTATTATAATACAAATAACACTTATCAGAGGTATCCTCAAGCATGTTAATATCTGTTGTGTCAAGCATTGATAAGAACTCAGGAGAAAAATATTTTGTGCTCCCGGCCATTAGATCATAAGGTTGATAACCTATCTCAGTTCTTTGCAATAGACTATTAAGAACAAAATCTTTGATTCTTTTTTCATTTGTCTCCTCAACAAGATTCTGTTCTTTTTTTATAAATGAATAGGTATTACTATTGGAAGGAAAGTACTTATAAAAGTTGTTCTGTTGTAACCAAAACTTAAATTGATGGATGCTAAGTTGTATCTTATTTTGCTTTGTATATGTCCAAAAGTCCTCAATGTTACCTGTCTCTTTGATTGCATCGACAACAGATTCAATCTCAGACTCATTGAAGTCAGGGAAGCTCTTTGCTATGTCTTTTGTTTTTTTACCGGATCTTACTTGCTTTTCAATTTTATGCCTGGTATCATTATCCTCAAAGAATTTAGTTCCAAATTGAGCAACTCTTTTATAAGCTGAATTTATTATTTTATTTATTTCATTCTCTTTGCCTCCCTCATCATATCTAAGTAGCATGTTTTGACACTCACTTTTGTTGATGCCAAAGTCATTGAATGCAATGGCTAACTTGAAAAGGTTATTATTCTTTTGACCTTCAATCATTCCATACTTTTTATCCCACCACTTAACAAGATTTTCAATGATACGATTATCAGACTTAATCGGAACCACAACATCAATAGAACCAATATCCTCAAGTTCTGGCTCCTCAATTTTATCCCATTGAATTGAGTCAATATTTACATACAAATCTGGATCATAAGATTCATAACAAAATCTATCTATATTGCTGCCGCTATTATCCCAATACTCTGAGTCAAAATAATTAGATAATGAATTGAAATATCCTTTGTGATCTCCTTCCGTTGGTATCTTAACAAGAGCTTTGACTCCTTTACCTGATGGACTTATCCAAGCTGAAAAAATGTACTGATCTTTTATGATTTCAGCTTTGAATTGAACAGCCTCAGCCATGCAACTCATATTATCAAAGTCCAAAATTATTAATCCTGACCTTTTATCTATGCCATTAATACTCCTCTTGGTGAATGTTCCATTGAAACATACCCCGGGAAGTTGCATCTTATAAGGATTCTGCTCATTTTTTATAGGCAGTGATCTTATTGTTTCAACTAACTCCTTTGATTTTCCTGATTTTATCCTATCTAAACAGAATAAAACATCTCTGTTAAATGGGTTGGTGGTCTCAGTAACCTTTTTAAAAATAGATACAATCATATTAGAACTGTTTTTATACACTGTTATAATAAAATAAGGGGAAAAGGAACAGTGTAAACCTTTTACTGGGCAGCTAACCACAAACCCCTGAGCAAAGTTAATAATAATTTTCATATATGATACAAGTACATAGTAATTTTTATAAGTACCTTGATAAGTACCTAAAAAAACATAGTATTTATAAGGGTTTGAATGACATTAGGTACATAAGTACACATTGAAACCCGTTTTTTTAAAAAAGTGAAATTTATAAAAAGAGTAAAAAAAATAAATATATATAGTATAGAGAGCAGTTATAAAGTACCTAAGTACCTGAGCACAAAAAAACCCTCCATGCAGAGCAAAGAGGGTCAAACAAATAATTAATCAAAACAGTATGGACTACAAATTTAATTCTTTGTAGAGATTATTCTTAATTCTGAATTTAATTTTTCGTAATTGTTTTAAACAAAAACAGTTCATGACATCATCAACAAGGTTATGATCTTCATTGTAATTCTCAAATATCAACATGAGCTCCTCAATATAGTCAAGGTATATTTTATCCTTAATTGAGATTAGATCATGGTGAGTTTTAAGTCCATGTATCACACTTGCATGATCTCTGTTAAACATTGCTGCTATCTCATACAGTGTAAGTCCCTCCTCTCTGAGTAGGTTGTAAAGATAGAAACGTTTGTAAGTGTAGTGTCTATATCTGTGGCGCGCTTTGAGGTTGTTATCCTCAATGTATTGTATTATGTCAGTCATTTTTATGTTTATTAATCAGTCCTATTATAATCATAATTATCCCTGTGCTAAATAGTAGCAGTGCCATTTTTGCCTCTTCTGCCATGTTATTCTGATTTATTAATTAACCCAATATGCTTCAAATACTGCTCATGTTTCTCTGGAGTGTCTAATCCATCTGGCATTCCATACTGATCCATTCCTATTGCTATGCGAATAGCTCCTCTAATGACTGAGTCTGGGTGTATTGAGTTACCATTTTGCAGCATTACCTCTATACTTTCAAGTAGCTGTAGCATTTCTAAGTTTTGTTTTTTCATATCAATTAAATTTTAATGTGTAAGCCATAGCTTTCCATGCTAAGACTAAACGGGTTGGGTTTGTTATTTTCATTCTATTCTGATTTAAAGGTTTCGTTGTAGTATTGTCTTCTATAATTTTCACTACCTTCATAATGTGCATTATTAATTTGCTCTTTCTCCATTTCTTTGGCTTTTTGTAATAACAATGCTACATCATAAAATAATTGATCGGGAAATTCTGTGTATATTTTATTTATTTCATATCCTAACCATTCTACTGCTGTTTTCATGATAATCTCTTTTGTTCGTTAATACCTTTGAATAGTTCAGAGCTTGACTCAATCATGCCTGTTGCCTTGATGTAATCAACCTCAATCTTTGCACTCTGGATGATAACAGATCCAATTGTTGCCACTGCCTGTGCCTTTTCAATTTCTTTATTAAGCTCCTCCATTGTGAGCTCATCATTATCCAATCTCTCTAATGCTGAGAATAAGTGATCTCTAAGATCATTGATTTTGTTTCGTGCCATTGATTTTCTTTTTAAGTTTACTATTTAATTTAATTACTTCCTGTATCTCAACAGGGAACCTTTGTATGGTATTCCTATCCATGTTATTACGCATGTCAATCATTTCAAGGTTATTAATATCCCAATGCATTGTGTTGCCATCTTTGAACCTCACAACATGACCAGGAGGGATTGACCCATTATGTTGCTCCCATACTACTCGATGCATCAACCTCCAATCACTATCTTTAATCTTGATGTATGCATAAGTCCTGCCCTCTTTGTCAGTTCTAAAATTGATTGTTCCAATAGGCTGTGTATTGTGAGGCTTGCTGCCTTTTTTGAACATAGTAGGCTTGACTCTATCATAGATATGTTCCGGCATCTTGGCTCCTTTGTTGTGAGGTTTATTACCTTTTGTAAATCTATGCTTTTTTCCAGCCTCAATTAGATTATGTCTGCCAGATGTTTCAGATGCAAGATATTCTTTTGACTTATGCAATCCCATTCTATGAGCTTTATTTGCCACAGTGCAGTACTTAAGTCCAAGCTCATTAGCAAGGTCAATGGTTCTCATGTGAGGGAACCGTTGTCTTATGATATCATCTAAGTTCATACTCTCTCAATTTTAATGATTAGTTTCTCCCAAAGGTTGCTCATTCTGCGAGCCTCCCATTCTGAGTCTGCTTTGATTGTCTTTTCTAATATCCTCCAAGCTCCTCCAATGTAACCCCGATAACGTATTTTCCACATTTTGTATTGCTTTTAAATAATTACTATATCTTACCTCATCAAAGTTAGTCCACCAACTTATAGATGCTAAATGTATTTTAGGCTCTCTCATGCTATCCTACTACTCCGATATACATCAACACAAAAGTGATAGCTAATAATGCAGCAGAGAACACTAAAACGTCTCTCACAGCCTTTTGATCTTCTGTCATGTTATTTAATTTTAAGGTTTGACAAATAAAGTTCTAATCTTGCAAGAGCTCTTGACTGAATATTAAGTCTATGCTTATACTTAGGAAGTAACTCATATAACATACCTCTGCTCAAATCTTTTAAAGTATCAGATGTTACTCTAATTCGAGTCAACATGCCCTCAATCATCCACTCAACATCCTCAACACGCTCAGTTAATAGTTCATAGTCAAGGTATTTACCCTCACCTCTACACTCATTGCAAATATCAGACTCACTGTGAGATGGATGCTCATAAGCACTGCTAATTAATACTGAACCTGACCCCCAACAAGTGTCGCATTCTTTGATAAATTTTGTTTTCATACTGTTATGATTTATTTATTATGCGTTAACAGAGCCGCATCCCTCTATTGATTAAAATATTGAATAAATAAATTTCTTTAATTGATAATCCGCAGAAACTTTTACAATTTTATTTTTTGTTGTATGTTTCCAAACTCTTGTTTTTACTCCATTACCTTCTATTAACCAACAATCATTTTTAGATTCACAAGTTGATTCACCTACTACAAAAGCCTCAAAACCTTTATTATCTCGGTAAATCATTTTATTAAAATCATTTATCCTTACATTTGGTTTGTAGATTTCGTTTGCTGTATTCCACTTATTGCTTTTCATATTGTTTTGTTTATTATTTATAGAACAAAGTTAGTAAGTTTTTTTATATATGCAAATAATTAGCGTAATTTATAATGATTCTAAATAAGAAAAGCTCACCTATTTAGTGAGCTTAGACATGTGACACCATATCACATGGGGGAGTTGATCCGGTAACTGTTCTAATGGTAAGTATCCAGATACTATTTTTTAAATCGCTTTACAACAAACTTAGATGCTAATGTCGCAATAGCTTTAAGGAATTTATTTTCTGACTCCACAGTTACCTTAGTTCCTGTTTCATCTCTTTTGATGTTGACATCTACTTTCTTACCATCATAGTCAAGCTCATGATTAGTGCCATCTTTGTGGTATTCTATCTCTGCCTTATTTGTTTGGATGATAACATCTGTCTTATCACCTTCAATGTTAACCTGTACTTTCTTAGGTCTGCCTACTTTTTTTGCCATAACTATTTTATTTACTCCAACGTGCTTTAACATTTCTGTGGTCATAATGTACCCAAGTGCTATAGATACCAATGCCACCCTCTTCCATCTTACCTGCTGCAATAAGTTTTTCAATCACAGCGGCCACCTGTTTTGGTGTCATGCCGGCAATCTTAAAATCTGCTGCCTCACCTGTGATATGCTTAGATGATTTCACTCCACCTACCTTAGCATTGTGCTCAGGTGATCTATATCCACTTGTGATTTTGATAGGCTTCCCTACCTCATCCCTCAACACTTGTAAATTCTTAGCAAGTGCAAAGATGTTTTGAAATACTGTATCTGAGATCACAAATCCATGCTTGTTAAACTCAGACAGGTTAAAATTAGTTGTTAGTTTCATTGGTTTCTATTGTTAATTGTGATATTGTTGCTGCTACTGTTCCTGCTGTTGCTACATATCCTGCTACAGTTATGACCGCTGCAGGTAGTGTAATAGGTGCAGCAAGGATAACTCCTGCTATTGCACCCACTGTAATGGCTGCCTGTTGTACTCTCTTCCAGAATTTTGGAGTGGGAGCGTTCCATCTTTGTGCTATGCTCATTTTAAATTTATTTCTATTAGTTTCTTAACTGATTGAGTGAGCTCACTTATCTGTTCTGCCAGGTGCTTGATTTCTAACTGAGTCATCTTTTCAATGGCCTCATATTTAAAGCGTGCCTCATTGTCAACAAGCTCAATCTTACCTTTCAATCTACCTTGATTCTCAATAATAGTCTTTTGTTCCTCCATGACATTTCTCAAATCACTATGTAAACTTTTTAAAAAATACCCTATCCCTGATATGAGTATTGTAATCACTGTAAATGCTACTTCATTAAATCCCATCACAAAATCAATATGCTGTTATTATATCCATTCTCTCTAAATCCTCCACAAGGACAGTCAAATCTACACACTTCCCCACAGTTACAGCCACAATGATCAATCATAGGTCTTAGGTCAGTATCTCTGTTCGCCTCTGCTGTGAACTCAGGATATAAATCCTTATTAGCTATCAAGTATCTTGTTAACCTGGTCTCAAAGAATGAAGCCTTTTGTGCGTAGTGCTCCATCCCAAAGGCCACCTCTGATCGAGTTACTGAACTTGAAAAATCCCCAAACTGAGTCTGCAGTCCTTTGTTTTTAAGTTGATATGTCAAGCCAAATACAGCATCCTCTGCACTTCTCCAAGCTATGACAGGTTGAATATATGCCACAAGTGCCTGCTCATCATTAGTCAATGTCTGAGCATTGTACTTAGTTAGTAGATAGTTGTAGAATGTAGTACCTAAGATAGGCATAACTCTGAGCTGTGCCTGTGTTGCTATATAAGGAGTAACATCTGTTACATCAACATTAGCTGTGATAGGTGTGTTAGTCTTTAAGTATGTCTCTGTAATAAAGTATATCATGGTGCTGCAGGTGTTTCTGTTTGTATTACATCTCCACCCTCAATTGGAGGTAGTGAAGCAAGAGCTCTTATCTCATTAGGTGTCATTTTCTCAAGTACCTTAGTAGCTACCAATGGACTCAATGAGTTCAAAGCATCTGATGTCTTAGAGGTATCACCTTCAAGCTCAATGATTGTCTCATTAATGATCTGAAAGTTGTTAATTGAGAACTTGCCCGGTATCTTAGCAATGGTCATTATCTCATTAACTATCTCCTCAACTTGTCTCCTTAATGGCATGACTACATTCTTCTCAAATACAACATAAGCCTGCTTGATATCACTGCCTGATCCAAGAGATCCTTGAGTTCTTACTCCCATAAGGATGGGATCTATTGTGTGAGCAAAGCATATCTGCTCAGTGTTAAGGCTTGATGCCTCTTGAAACAACTTATCATTGCTGTTAGTTGGTAGGCTTTCAATCTTAGGTAACTGATCTTGATTATTAGCAAAGAATGCAACAGCCTTCCCGGCATTAGCTGCACCTTTCAACCTATCAATGGTCTGCTTAATCATGTGTTTCTCCTCCTCTGACTGTGGTCTCTTAGGGAACATCATAGCAAAGGATGGGAATATTGAGTTTTGTATGTTACTCTTAGCGAAGTATGATAGCTCGCCACTCAAAAATGCAAAGTTCAAAGCAGATGTGTACTGAGGTAATGGATACCACTCCTGTCCTAATGTCATTAACTCATAGCAATATAGTTGCTCAAGGTCAGTATTAGTAGGATGATACTTTTTTATCTCTCTCACATCAATGCGAGCTGTCCAATCATCACAAAGGAAGTATGTTTCTTTATCTCTTGACACTCTAACTCTCTCAGGTGAAATGTTTTCAACTTTATATATCTCTCCTTTCTTATTGTAACATAGTTTGAAGTACACTCTATGGTGAACTATCAACTGTTGAGCTATGGCTCTGATTGTTTTACCTAACTTTAGCTTTCTCTCAAAGGTATATAGCTTAAGCTTATCCTCTTGAGACATTTTTTCAGTTTCAATAGTGTATCCTCCACCTGTTGCTGAGTTAGTCTTAAAGTCAACTATTGCACCATGCAAAGGTGATGAGTAATATAGTTGATTAAGTAACTCTGGATAGAGATTATCCTGCCCAAATGGAATGTATCCTGCTATCTGATAGCGGCCATTAACATAAGGGAGTGATAGGTTAGCTCCTCCTACCTTTTGAAATGGAGTAGAGAAGGATTGATATCCCTCAACTATCTCTGCTGTTTGTGGCTTACTGCCTATAAATCTGTTATACCATGCCATTAGTCATAGATTGAATTAGTTTGTATCCCTGCCACTACCATGCGACCTTCCTCTATCATAGTCAATCCTGTAGGATCAACTGTTGGAGTAGGACTCTGATATACTTTATATCTGTATTGTCCCTTAATAAAGTCAACATCAATAGGGTCTTCGATAGTAAATAGGTTATATCTTGAAGGCCATGAGGATGTATCAACTCCCTGCCAATAGATAGGGTTAGCTGTAGTGTCAAACTCATCCTCAAATTCAAATAAATAATAAGGATTAGAGATTGTTGTAACCTCTGTAAGTGTCAACACAAAGGTGTTAACTGTATCCTTCTCAAGATATATCATACCTATATTGTATCTCAAAGAAATAATTATTAAAAAAGCCCCACCGAAGTGAGGCTCTTAGTTTATAATCTATGGCAAGATTAAAGGAGACTTGGTATGATAGTAGCATCAACCTCATAAGCCAAAAACTCATTCTCAGCTACAAGTGTTACACTGTACTTAGAGCCATCTGCTCTTGTAGTTCCTGATCCTTCACCTGTTGCAGATAATTGCAAAAATGGGAAGTACCAATATTTACCATTAGCATCCTCAACAATACCTGCTAAGTACTGTTGTCCTGCTCCTAATACTTTAATAGCTTTTGATTTCTCTTGATCTCTTCTATGGAACATCAAATTAATAGTTGCAGTTACATAGCTTGAGCCATTAATTAAATCAATAGCAGAGTCCTCTGTAAATGAGGATACGTTTCTTCTGAACTCTAACTCAATGAAGGGGTCAGCTGTAGGTATAAATGTAATACCATCAACAATCCAATTAGTTCCTGTCTCATCTGTAGAGATAGATTGGATGTTATCTTGTTGGTTTACATAGAACTTATAGATACCTCCTGAGTTATTGTCACAGCTTTTTAAAATTGTTTCTAAAGTTGCACAGCTCATTTTAGTTGTTTTTTAATGTTTTAAAATAGGGGGTATTTCTACCCCCGTTATATTTTAGATATAGAATGCGTTATACAATACTATCTCTGCAGGGTTAACATAATGGAATCCTACTTTCATGTTAGCACGAGTTCTCAAATAAGGCTCAGCTACAGTGTCAGATAAGTTAACAGCTTTCAATGCTTTGTCATCACCCTCTGCATCAAATGCATAGATAAGGTTATTTCTCAAAGTCAACAAGATAGTGTTATCTGGCATACCTTCACAAACAACTACATTGATCCCTAAGAATGTTAAACCTAATGGAGTAGTAACATAAGTCAAAGTGTTACCTTGTGCAGCAGCAAGCTCATAAGCGTTAGCTACATTAGTAGATACATAAAATCTTAACTCTGATTTTCTTCTGCTAATAGTTGAAGGAGCAGCAGCAAGTACAGCACTCAATTGGTCAAGTACATTTGTTGTATCAATAGCACCATCATATAAACCAACTACATCTGTATCATAGAACATTGGAAATAAGTATCCAGTACATAAAGACAACAATGGATCCTCAGACTCACTGTTACCTTGCCATCTCAACAACTCGATATCTTGACCGATAGTCATTGCCATCTCATTCCAATAGTATGACATAAAAGATGCAACAGTGAAATCACCATTAGATCCTTTTGCCATTTGCAATGCTAAGAATGATTGCTCTAAGTCAAACTGACATAATTGAGCCATAGCTGACAAAGGACATACATCAATATCAACTGCATCTAATGAATCATTAGGAGCAGTGAAATTACAAGTTGATGCTTGTAAGATGTTACCAAAAGTTACATTAGCAAGTTTTGTCTTTGACTTGATGCCCGGCAAAGAGCGAAAGTTAGATGCAATATCCTCAGATTGAAGATATGCTTTGGAGTAGAACTCCTCAGGGTTGGCACACAATAATGCGTTAGTCTCAACCTCTAAATTAAATTTTAAATTACGGTTCATTTTATTTGGTTTTTGAAAATTTTACAAATTCTTTAAATAGCTCTCTTGAGCTCATCTTTTGGTTCTTAGCCTCAACCTCAATCTCCTCATCTCTTGGAGCTAAGTACTCCTCCATTTGGTTCTTAAGGTCAGCTATGATAGCAAGTAGTTGATTAACTTGCTCCTCAATCACAGGTGATACTATTGCAAGTACAGCCTCAGCATCAGTAGTTGGGTCAACTGCCATCTCAACATCCTCAGCGGCAGCATCTGCCTCCTCCTCTTGCACATCCTCAGCAGCTTCATCAACTGTAGTCTCAGCCTCTTGCTCAGCCTCTTCTGTGGCAGGTTCTTCTGCTGCCAGTTCTTCTTTGTCTTTGATCTCGATAACCTCTCCGTCTTTTACAACATAGATTTTATCCTCAATCAAGTGTTCTCCATCAGGTAACTTCATTGTATTTAGTTTTAATAATTCCGATAGTTTAAGTCCTAAGAATCCCTCAATAGAGTAACCTACTTGACCTGACTCAACAAGGCTATCATAGTACTCCTTATCAGTTACTTGACTTGTTAGCATCAATGTGCCCTTAGGTACTTCAATACCATAGGTAGTGAATGCTTTGTCCTTTTTAGGGTTCTCAACTATCCAAGCCTCAAGGATGTAAGCAGGAACTTTCTCCTCTGCCTCATGCTCTAAGTTAAAGATATCTTTGTTCTGTAGGTTCTGCATGAACTTAGCATGAATAGACTCAATGACCTCCTCTGTGAATAGCACGTCATACTCAGTGCCATCCTCATCTCTACGATATATTGACATTGGTATCATAGCAGGTGCCACAATTCTCATCTTAATATCATCACTGAATGTCATTGGAGTAGCTTGATTGAATGCCATACCCTTCACCTTAATAGCAGGCTTGGCAGTGAAGGCAATCATCTCAATACCTAAGTCCTCTCCATCAGAGTACTCAGGGTCAATAGTTATCTTATAGACAGGTCTATCCATGCCTATATTGTAAATAGTGTTATATTTGTTAAAAATTAAAATCTATGGTAAAAATTTTAGACAAAGAAATTCCTAATCAATTGAAGGAGTTAACAGTGCAACAGTTTGAGGATATCACATCTATCCATGCACAACAGGACTTAGATGCTATTGAGAAACATCTTAAAGTATTTGAGTTGTTTGGTATTACTGAGAATGACTTTGAGCATACCACCATTGAACAGTTCAAAACTTATGTCAAGGATTTTAACAACATCAAAGGTAAGCCAGAACTACAGTCAACTATTGAGCTTGATGGATACAAGTACACAGCCTTTGAAGGTGAGGAGTTCAAGTTATCAGTGAGAGACACTAAGCATATTGAGAAGGTCATGAACTCAAGGCATAAAGGATACATCTCTGAGATGTTAGCTATCTTATTCAAGAGAGATGATCTAAGCAAGGCAGAACACTATGATACTACTCACATCAAGCATAAGGCAAAAATGATAAGAGAGCTCAAGTCAGAGTTAGCAGTTCCTTACTTAGTAGAAATTGGACAAAAACTGTCCAAAGAAATCAAGAGAAATGAAGCTCCCGAAATCGTGGAGTGAGATTGATGTCCTGCAGTTTAAAGAGATAAGAGAGTTATATTCTATTGAGGAGGTATTTGCCAGAGAGATAGAGATACTCTCAGCTCTTGCAGGAGTGAGCTCAGATGAACTTGAGGACTTAGATGTAAGTGAGGTTAGTAATATGCTCAATGATATTACATTCATTAACTCTGAGCCATCTAAAAACTACAAGAGAGATATTGATCAGTGGAAGGTCAAGCCACTATCTAAGCTGACATGTGGTGAGTTCATTGACTTAGAGTATTTCTTTGCCAATGACTATATTAAGCATCTTTGTCATATAGCATCTATCATGTACAGGCAACATACCACTAATGAGTGGGGACAGTTGAGCTTTGAGCCTTATGAGTTCAATCCATTTGACCGGCATGAACTATTTGATGAGTACTGTATCAATGATATCTATGGTATCATACCTGAGTACCTATCATTTAGACAGGATTTCATGGATAAGTATCACTTACTTTTTAATGAAGAGGATGGAGATGAGGAGGATGAAAATAAACCAATGACATCCGATGAGTCTAAGGCACAAGCTGAACAAAAGTCTGCTGTGAAATGGGGATGGGAGAGACTACTTTACTCTCTTTGTAATGAGGATTTGACTAAGTTTAAGCAAGTAACTGACCTACCTCTTGTACTTACTTTTAATATGCTGTCAATGAAAAAAGAGCTTAATCTGTAAAATCTAATTTTCCTGTAAAGTTACCTCCAATAGGCTCAAATGTGTAGATAATAGATTTCTTTTCACCAAGTATCTGAGCCACTTGCAAAATAGGATAACGCTGTGTCATCCACTCAGTATATTGAGAATAGATTTCTGCTGTTATTCCAGAACTATCCATCCTTTCAGTTAACTGAGCACAAAACTCATAAGGAGGTATTACTCCACCATTCCAAAGATTTGCACCATTATTCAAAAATCCAAAGTAATACATTGCAATAATCTGTATCTCAAGTTCACCAAGTGCAGGTATTTTTGCATTGATACGCACTGAGTCATATAATGCACCCGTATCAATAGCACCTGACTCTGATATTAACCTTTGTAATATCACTTGTATCTTCCTCCTTGTAGGATACTTGACATTGAATATACCATTATTTGCGTAGCGTGCCATTATTCAAAAGGTGGTGGGGTTGGTTTTGGCTCATACGGAATTAAGTCAAGGTCTTTTACCCAAAGATAATCAGGATTAACGCATTGCTCCATTTCCTCTACTGAAATAACCCAATTATCATTTAGGTCTTGAATAGGGTTAAAATAAGAATCAGGTGCATATAATTGACCGACTAATTCGTCTTTTTGTACCTCTGTCAATAGTCCGACATAGGTTAACTTTTGTTCTGTTGTTAAATCTGTTAGTTTCATATCTTATAATTAAACTTGGCGTGCCAAGGCTGTGTTGAAATTTTGTACTGCTGTGTAAAAGTTAAGTGCTTCGGCGTCTGTTAAGCCGTCCCCTATTGATGCAAAGGCTAAATTTCTTGGTGAATATTCCGCACTTGCATCTCCCGTCCTTAATAATTTAAAAGTTGAAGCAATATGATTAGTAGGTACTGAAGCAGTAACATATTGAGTTGTATTTTTCTGCCCCGTTTGCGAAATTGCACTTGTTCTTGTTGTTAAGAATAAGCCCCTTGAATCTGTATTTGATACATTAACTCTCGTTCCCGCATTAACTTGACCTTCAAAGTTATTCCCCGCGCTCCTTATATACATAAAAGAACCAAATTGATTGCTATAAGACGCTATATCAGAAACAGTACCTTGATAATTAGTTCTTGAATAAACGGATATATGTGCGTTACTTTGAGCCATTACATTATTAGCTAAAAATGTATCTGCATATCCGTTAGTTCCGTTTCCTATTATTCCATTAGACGAATGCGTTACACCACCAAAAAAAGTTAATCTATAAGCGGCGTTTGTATCTAAAGGATTTTTTAAATTAAACTTGTGCGTTGAAGCTGTACCACCTACAAATGGATATAAAGCACGCATCTTAGTCCAAATAGAATAACCTTTCAAGTCAACTACCAAAGTATTAATAGCACTTTGTTGTGTCGGGTTTGTAATTGCAGCCGCTGTGATAAATGCTTGTGCGTCGGGGTCAACAGCTGCTATCGGTGTAATAGTGTTTGATGTTGCACTTGCACTACCTGAGCCGTTGGTTGCTGTTACTTGACAAGTTATTGATTGGCTCACATCAGCAGTGACAAGCGTATAAGTTGAATTTGTAGCACTAACAATGTTTGAGCCATTACGCTTCCACTGATATGCAAAGGTTATAGTAGGTGTTCCTGTCCATGTACCTGTTGAGCAGCTTACTGTCTGACCTTCCTGTGCTGTTCCTGTTATAGCAGGAGCAACAGTGTTGACAGGAGGAACTCCTCCACTTACTTCCCAAGCTGTGCGTAAAAAAACGCTGTTACCATAGCCAATCATTATGCAAGTATTAGCAATGCACTTCCAGATGTTAACTTAACTCCACTGAATTGTTGAGCCGCTGTAGCTCTGATGATAGTACCTGCTTTCACAGCTGTTGCCGGTGCAGCAATATAAGTTGACTTAACATCTACACCTGCTATCTTGATAAGATTGAATACAGTATCCTCAAGTACTACAATAGCATTGACATTTACAGTTTTCTCTGTTGTATTGTTAAGTACAAAAGTTCCTTTCTTAGCTATTAAGATTTCATTATCTGTTGCCATTTTTAATATGTTTTATTTAAAGTGAATATTTCCGAGTATATAGAGTCGCCAGTGTTGGTCTGACCCCACTGAGCTGTGATTGATAATGTGTTGCTTATGGTTGTATCAAAACCTGTTGTTATCTCATTACTAAAGTTAGTGCCCTCAAAGTTAGTAGAGGCATTCTTTGTGTACATGAAAGTACCTCCAGTTGCTATTGATGCAACACCTGATGCACCCAATGTTCTTACAGTAAAGTACACTTCTAACTTCCAATGTCTGCCTGTAGCTCCTGCCATTGTGATTGATCCTGTTGTTGCCAATACAACACTTCCAGCCTTTATCCTTATAGTCAAGTTATGGTTGTTTACTGATGAGATATATCCTGTGAGTATAGCATGAAAGCTATCACCTACATTGAAACCATCAGCAGGGATACTTAAACTACCTAAGCCGCCATCAAGGAGGGAGGTCTCAGTAGTTGTGTTACTAACAGGTGTGCTTGATGCTGTCTGAGTGTACAAGTTATTCAATGATGCAGCAGCTCTCATCAACTCAAGGCCTGTGATAGAGTATGTGTTGTATCCAAAGCCACTCAAAACACTTACCTCAAGTAAATCTGTAGGATCAAGGTCTGACCCCTTGGGAGTCATCTGAGATATTTTCTGTCTATTGATAGCCATACCTATATTGTATTACTCAGGTAAATTTGTTATAATAGGGACTTGACAATCTGTCCAATTACTCATGTCAACATCTAAGGTCATGACCCACCCTGCTGCATAGTCTAACACTTGATTATTCAATGGCACTATGGCAGGTTGTCCTAATACATCAAAGCTATAATCATCACTAAAAGTAAAATAGTTTACTAAGTCAACCAATATCTGATGGCAGTCTGAGAGTATTACAGTGATATTAGCTCTATCCTTTTGTATGATGTCCAAGCATGTGATCTCTAAGCTCACTGTGTTAGTGTTCTCAGTTGCTATGGCTGTGATAGGTGCTATAAACACAAGAGGATATTTCTCATCCTTTGTCGCAAAGTTAGGTAACTGCTCCACAAAATCGCTGCCTACTTTTTTTACTTGTAGATGTGCGTTATAGAATGCCTCTATCTTGTTGATTAATGCTTGATAACTTGTCATAGTTCTGCGTTCTTTTGTATCTTATTAATTTTGTTCTGTGTATCAGTCATCTCAGTCTCACTCACTATAGCATTGACTGTGATAGTCTGACCTCCTCCCTCTTGGTTCGGGTTGCCTACATTATTGAGTTGGTTGCCTTGACCAAATAGACTAACTGATGGAGTAGCCATTGTAGTTGATGAACCAGTAGCAGATGTAAAGCTATTAGTGTCTGCAGTTGGAGCATTACCTCCACCCTCAAAGGATGTACTTGCTATTGTTGCTAAACTTGTAGCTGTTGATATCACTGAGCCAGCTATTGCAGCTGCCATAGCAAAACCTCCATCAAACTTAGGATACTGAGCAAGGATTGATACAATGGCTTGAGCTCCATTAATAACAGCCATTGCCAACTGCATTTTTTTCTGTTGCTCAAATTGTTGCTTAAGTATTTTCTCCTCTTCCTTACTTCCTTGCTGTACTCCTTTAAGTTTCTTTTTTGTGTTGATATCTTGTATTGATGCAATGGCTCCTGCTGCTGTTGTAGCAAGTTGAAATCCAGCCTCAATATTTGCATTAAGTTTCTCTCTTGCTTTCTGATCTATCTCAACTAACTTAGCGGCCTTAGTCTCTTCTGCTACTATTTCAGCTTGACGATATTTTTCTTTTATGGCTGCTATCTCTGACTCTGATAAGTCTTTTGCTGCAAGCTCAGCAGTTCTTTGAGCATCAAGTGTATCTAATGTAGTTTTAAGAAATGCCTCATTTGCTGCAATCTCTTCCTCCTTAGTACCTTTAAATCTTTCAAGTTCAAAGGCTTCCTTAGATAGTTTAGTCTCTGCTGTAAGTTGTGCAGCTGCTAAAATCTTTTGTTGATTCTCAATCTTTTTAGCTGTGATTTGATCATCAATTTCTTTTAACTTTTTAGCAGTCTCATCCTCAAGCAATCCTCTCTCCTCTGAGCCTACCTCAAGTGAGTCCATCTTTATCTTTGCCTCTGCTTCAAGTAGTTCCTTTTGTGCCTCAAATTTAGCAATGTCATCCTGAGCATTGAGTTCTTTTCTTTTTAGCCTTGCAATCAATTCTTCATTTTCTGCTTTCTCTATATCCGCAGCATTTTTATCTCTTGCTTTCTTAAGGTCATTATCAATTTTTGCAAGAGCTGCTTTTTGATCAACTTCCTTTTTATAGATTTTAGCAAGATTATCAAACAAATATTTTCTCTCAGCTTCAAGTTGTGTTATGCGTAATTCTCTAAGTTCTTGCTCTGACTTACCTGCATTCTCTGCCTCTTGCAAAGCTACCTCATTTTTTTTGCGTAGGTCAGCAAGTGCCTCAGAATATTTATTCTTTACCTCTTTATTAGTAGTACTTACACTTGTTGTGGTAGCCTTAGCTGCTGCTGCATTTCCTTTGTTAGTTATCTCTAACTCCTGTCTTTTAAAGTCCTGAATAATCAAGTTCTTTAACTGCTGAGCCTTAGCAAGTGCAGTGCTATCACCTAACTGTTGAGCCTCTTTAATCTGCTGCTCTACCTTAGCAAGTGCCTCCTTTTGTTGGATGTCAAGCATTGCCTTAGCACGCTCAGACTCTCCTTTGATTTGCTTGGCCTGTAGTAACTCAATCTGCTTATCTAAGCTGACATTGAGATTCCTTATAGCGTTAATCTTGTTTATCTCATTCTGAACTTGTTGATTAGCGAGGTCTGCTTGAGTTTTAGTCAAGTCAGCTAATCTCTTCTTATCCTCTTCTGTAAGTTCCTTCTTTAAGTTTAATGAGTCAATCTCAGCTTGATTAATAGCCATGTCCCCCTCTATCTGTTCCCTCTTAAGGTCAAATATACTTTGACTTGTATCTATCTGGATTCCTAACTTCTCCTCAATAGCAGCTATCTCCTCATCACTTAAGTCCTTAGTAAGGTTATATAGTTCCTGCCTTGCTTGACTTTCTGCCTTGAGGCTTTCTCTATTTTTCTCACTTGCCTCTTTAACTGCCTCAGCATTTTCCTCTGCTGCATTATCAGTTAAACCCATCCAATCAGTCAAGTCCTTAAAGCCTTGTATCACTGCATTGATAGGGATCATGATTGCCTCTAAGATAGCATCAAGTACACCAATCTTTTTTAAGAAAAAACCAATGGCCACAACAATAGCAGTAATCACTGCCACTAATAAAAAAATAGGATTCATTAAGATGGTTGCTCCAAGTTTTACGAATGCTCCGCCAACAGTTGTGATCATGCTTGTAAATGACTTGAAGCCCTTTGTCAAATCAGCAGGATTCAGGTTGCCTAAATTCTTAGCGAATACTGATGCCTTCTCACTCGCTCCCTCAAAGTCCAAAGATGCAAGGTCACTTCCTATCTGACCAAATGATGTACTTACCGCTTCAAACTTTGAGCCAGTGGTAAAGACTGCAATCTGTTCATTGGCATCCTTAAGCCTATCCTTTAGCTCCCCTGCCCTTTGAGCCAAGGCAGTCATGACCGCTGGGTCTGTGGCATCAGCTATCTGTCCTTTGAGTTCTCTAAGCTCAGCCTTGATTGCACCAATGCCGGTTATCTTTAATGGTATTTCAACTTCATTCATATTAGTAAACTCTTATTTCTATTGCTGTATTAACAAGCATGTTATTTGATATTGTATAATTATCGTATGTGTATAATCTAATGGAGTCATCATTATACCTTCTTATGTCTAATGTAGCAAAGTCACCACCTCCAGCATTAATATCTGCTGACCCTCCTACTACCCAAGTCTTATCAGCTAAGAAGGCACCCGTTAATAATATCTCATATGTGCCTACTCCAATATAGTTAAAGGTAATATCTCCTATGGTATTCTCAAATACAGTTGCTGTAGGTGCGGATACACCTGTCTGACTAATCAAAGCTATGTATCTCTTATACCCTACAACAGGAGCTCCATTGATACTCTCAGTCACAGTCAAGTTAGGTACTACCATTCCATCCTTCTCAAGTATCTGTCCATCTCCAATCACTACTCCCTTAACACCCGGACTCACAGCATTTCCCTTACCAAAGATTAGAACATCTGAGCCGGGTACTACTACATTATTAACTTGAGCACTCTGCTTGAATACCTCCGCATTACCAATTGCCACAATAGTATCTCCAATAGGCTTGCCGCCTGCAGTCTTATAAGGTGCTAAGTCAATCTCAGTATCAATACTTATCAACTCTACCTTTGTGAGGCTGTTGTTGTTAGCATTGTAATCTTGAATCTTGTTTATATTCCACCATGAATTGTCAATGTAAATCTTATCATTGAGCTTGAGAGCTTGGATATCAACCTCACTCAAGTCAAAGAATGCTATCAACATCTTACCTACGTTTATCTGATTAACAGTCCTCCTCCAATATAAGTTATACAGATTGTTAGCCGTCAGAGTTGCTACCTCATAAAAGTAGTAATCATTCGTGCCAAAGTTAATATCAAATGTAGGATACAATGGATTATTGAAATGACCAATCATAGGATAGTCAGTCAAGCCTATCTCACCTGTTGTGCCAAAATCTATGATGTCAAACGGTTGGCATGTACCTAATCCTCCATCATACAATATGCGGATGTTAGTGTTAGGTGCAGCTCCATTTATCGAAGGAACATAAGCTCCAAATAATGTTTTTTCCACAGGAGTAGGTGAGAATAATAACTCCTTAGTATCTACATCCTTAACATATTCATTGTCAAAGGTGTATTCTATCTGACCATAAATCTCTCCTGTTGCCTGAGTGTATAACACATTAGGTGTATCCTCATCAGGTGCATAGGTGAGTTTTAATTTTTTCTTAGTCACATCTGGAAGGAACATCAAGTCCTGAGCCTTATCCTTAGCTAACTTCTGACTCCAGTCCTTCTCAGCTCCTGAGTCGTAATACTCATCTCGATGTCTTAGGATAAGGTTGTATGGATTGTCAATATCTTGCTCAACATATAAGTTGTACATCTGAAATATTGACTTAACAAAATCAGACTGCTTAATCTCAACAGGCACATAAGAGTTCATGATTAGAGTACCTCCTGTAGTCTGCACATTTTGACTTGGCAATATCACCATGTTGATAGATGCTAAGTTCAAAACAACATTAACATCAACAGGAGTGAAACCGCCACCTGCTGCAATCCAGATATTTGCTCCATTACTGTTAGCACTACCATAGGTCTGAATCACATCTACACCTATTGATAGGATCTGTATATCGGTTACATCTATAGGCACACCAACTGCACTGACTAAGGATGGAATACTAAGAGACTCAACAAAGGTCAATATAGTAGTGTTACCCGTTGGTAATGGTGAGGCAGCAGGATAGTAAGCTACTCCACTTGTTGTGCCATAAACTTTTAAGTTACCATATCCTTGCACAAATATCTCAGCAAAAACTCTATATTTATTTTTAACTATGTATCCACCTACGATATACTCAAGGACTGCATTACCTGCACTATTATTGTCAAGGATAATACTACCTCCAATCTGTAATTGATAAGTGTAATGTTCACCTGCCAAAGGATTGATACTAAATGGTGAGCTGTACTCTCCATTAGTAGGATTGAATAAAGATTGTGTATCAATTACCTCTGTCCATCCTGAGTCAATATCCTCTTGAAATGTATTATTAAATCCTGTGGGCTGTACATAACTTGTTATCCAAGTGTTTGTTACCTCAACTCTATAGTCATTGTAATCAAAGTTATTAACATCCCCATTGTAAGGTATTAACAATTTATCAAAGTGAGCATCTATTAATCCTGCCCATGTGTAAGTGAATCCAGCGTTACTGAATACCCTATCAAAGTAAGTCTGAGCATAGATAGCAGGTTTGAACTCATTAGCTTGATAGACATTAGTGCCTGTGCAATATGGCATTATGTACTTATATCCATCTGTTACAGTGTTGCTGAATGTAGCTGCTATATCAGTTGATGAGAATGTATGATCTAAGTCTGAGAAATCTAAGTCATCAAGATTAGCATTAGTGATAGCACTAAAAAACTCAGCTCTGCTATCCTTAATCAATACAGTATAGTTAACCTCCTCCTCATAAGCATTAGTGTACTGAGACTTATTAACACTTACCAACTGTAGCAGTGCATCATCTAAGATAGGCACTCCATTCTGTATCACTTGACATCGAGTCAACGTGTTGATGTTAAATGTTCCAGCTTGAATATTTACATCATAGTAATTCCCAAGCAATTCATGATTGTTCTTAGTTCCCTCAAGGACAATGGTTTTGGAGAAAGTTCCTTTGCGAGATGTTAAATCTCTAATGTCACCAATGTTAAATGTTATCGGAAAATTAGTCTTTTCAGATACATCTAAGACTCCTGTCTCGAGTACTATCTTAACCATTGATTATGTCGTTATTAGATAACCTTACTTGGATTGACTGCTTGATTAGGTTGTTGTTGCGTTGCTTATATACCTCAAAGTTTGTGTTAAGCACATTACAGCTTACATACTCAGTTGACTCAGGGATATGTATGATACATCCACTCTCATCATAAAGATTATCCAAGTCCTCTGTAATACGATAGACTACGTTTTTAACATAGGTTTGTGGAGAAGTTAACAACTGCTGAAAGTATGTACCCTCTGCCTCACTCATCCAGTTAGTGTTGAGGTCGTATGTCTTAACTACTTGAGTGTTGAAATTAACTTGACCTTGTTCATAAGTTTTGTACTTCCATTGAGATGAGGTAACATATCCCGGGACATCCTTGTTGTATGTATCCCTCTTGATAGTGCCCTTCTCATAGCTCTTAAGTTGGAAGGCAAAGCTACCCCATGAACCCATCCTATCTAAGAATAAAATATGACTCTCAGAGATTTGAACTCTCTTATCTAATACAATCCTATACTTAATAGAGCTTTGATTACCAACAATAGTATCACCATACCATATATCGTAATATGTAGTGGTTGCTTTAATCAATCCTGCAGTTCCACTTATCAATACTAATGTGCCAAAGTTATTAGGACCAACTGCCACACCCTTGACATAGTCACTGCCTGCCAATGACTTGCTGAATACATCACCATTACTGTTGGCAAAGTAAACTCTTTTTTGAGCAGCAACACCCGGGTCTTTTAGATTGAGCCATAAGTCCTGCCCCGGTGTACATGTAAAGTTCAAAGGTTGATCAGTGAGCCACAGTCCAGATGTGTTATTAAGTGTGTAGTCAGTCTGATCATAGAATGGCATATCTATCCAAGAAATAGCTCCATTAAATACATACTTATCTAAGGTGCTAATTTCATTGAGGTTAATATCCTTCCTGTTGTCAGCATACTTGATACTCCCATTGATGGTTGCATCTGTTGCCTCTGACCATAGCGCATTGATAGTGAAGTTGGTTGTACCTGTGATTGAAATCACTGTGTGCAATCCTTCCACTCCCGGGTTGGCCACACCTCCATCTGCCTGTGTTATGTTTATCTGATCACCAACTTGAAAAGCATGCGTTGCTGTGATACGAACATTACCACTGTTATTTACTAATGAGGATGTGTAAGATAATGTGTAGATATACTCCTCTCCAATCTTAATGTCATACTTATAGTATGAGTTAGCCGCATCATAAAAGGTTGTGATTGTGGGATTGAAGTCATAGCTTACCATGTTGCTCAAGAGCTTGCTCAAGTCCTGCTCCCCATATCCTGTGCCATAGGTTGGTAATGCTTTATAGTATCCTATCCTATTGGCTGTGCCTGACTCAAATATCTCAAAGATATATCGGAAGCCATCATTGTTGACATTAGTTGAGTTAACTATGAACTTGCACTCATTGTAAGCAGGAGTGAAATCTTGAGGTTCTGCTATGATTGTCATTGCCATACCTATATTGTATTTCAGTTGGCATCCTGTTAGAAGGATATATATGAATCATCTGTAAAGTATTCCTCCTTGATATGAGTGGCAGCATATCGGATGGCATCCATTGCATCATCCCATAACTTGACCGGCTCATCTGTAATGGTATCACCTATCTTTTTCCACTTGTAATTCTCATACTCTTTCTTAAGTTGAGGATGGTCCTCACAGAATATACCAAAGGACTTGATGTTGTTAATACCTTGCTTGACTACCTTGTTTGCATTCTCAATATAGTAACCTGCTCTGTCTATCTCAGCAATGATTTCTGGCCTTGAATAGTCAGCAAGGATGTTGATACTCTTTTCAATGCCTAACTGTTCCATACGTGCTATGAGGTCAGTGGTAGTCAAGTAACTCTCATAGATTACAGGCTCAATGTATAGATCCTTATCCCTCCAATAGACTCTCACTAATGCAGTGGGGTGATTGTATCCAAAGTCAAGGCCATAGACATACTCAGTGAACTTAGCAGGGCGGTGCTTGACAAATGTCCAATTGGAGTAGATGTTACTCTTGGAGATAGCTTTCTCCCCTAATGCGTAAATCTGATACTGTGCCTCATCAGTTCTCTTTAAGTCCTCAATCTGTTTCTTAATAGACTCAGGCAGGAATGGGTTGTCCTTGTAGGTTGACTTGATTAGTATTGACTCATCCTGTGGTAACTCATACAGCCATGAGTTAGACTCAGATGGGTTGTAGTCAAAGATTAGCTTACCCTCTGTTCTCATGTTCAACTGAGTGAAGTCATCATAGTATAGCTCATTAGCCTCATTGCACCATGCAAGGTCTCTCTTCCTACCTCTTATCTTTTGTTCGTCATCCACTGAGAAGAACTCAACAATGGATCCATTATCAAAGGTGTAGATGTGCTCACTCTTGTTATGCTTGTTAACATCGTATATCTCAAGGCTCTTCATGATCTCAAGGAAGTCTCTCATCACTGTGGCTCTGAGTGCAGGGAAGGTCTTTCGTATGATACTTACTACCTTGTTTCTGTTCTGTAGGCAGTAAACTATGACCAACTGACATAGTGAGTAGGTCTTAGAACTCCTTGAGCCGCCCTCATTGATTATAAACCTTTGCTCTGAGTTGAGAGCATTGAAGTTCTTTTCAAATATGACTGTGCTATTAATCTCCATTTTTTAGGCAATAGTTAAGCTATAACACTATATTTAGTATTATGACAATTAACCTATCTTACTATATATATATTAAGTAGGCTTTATAATATTAACCTTAACCTCATTGATAGCTTGACCTTGAGTGGTTGTATCTACCCTTTCAGTTAGGTTGTTTAGTCGCTGAGTGATGGAAGGGTTGTACTGCCCTGCCATGCCGCCTGTAATCTGATCCTCTCTGATGACTCTCTTTATACGTGAACAGATAGCAACATAGTCTGAATATCTCCCATCTCTATTTTCAAAGTATTGGTCTATACATCCCACATTGTCATAGCAGTAATTATAGAATCCTTCAAATACAAGGGGTCTCTCTAATGGCACTGGAGTAGCTTCCCCTGTTTTGTTTGACAGTGAGTATTGATACCTTGGGTTTGACTTGCACCAATCCCTGTAGGCTTCAAACAACTCCCACATCTTTTCAGGGGTCTCTATGTATTTAGGCTTGCCCATCTTGAGCAGGTTTTTTCTTACGTTTCTTTTTAGGTGCTACCTCTACTGACTCAGCTGGAATAGGTGGCTCAACTGCCTCATATTTGATAACTGTAGGCACTTCCTCGAATAGGTAAGATAGTCCAATAGATTGGTAGTACTTCACCTTGCTCATGTCAATCTTAGCCACTACGATAGAACGTTGTCCTAAGATGCGATCATATACTCTGACAGTTTTGTCAATGTATTCTGTTTTAATTTTAAAATTGCTCATATTCTTTAACTATTATAAATACTAAATATAGTGCTAAGGTAATGCTTGATAACTTAAATAGCAAATATGTGTTTTCATTCCACAGTGCCATTACTACTCCAAAGGCCATTATGTAAGTCATTAAGCCTAAAAAATCAGCATTCCTCATACCTATATTGTATTTGATTTATATTTTCTTTAATTTCTTTTATCAGGAAGTAGGCAGATGTACTGTTGATGTTAAAATACTTAGCGAGTGCAGTCTGAGTTGAGTGCCCTTTGTCATAATATGCTTCAAATACTATCTTTTTTATCCTGTCTTTTTGTTCTGTTCTATATATCTCAACAAGAGCCTTTTTAAAGTTGTACCTATCCTCTATCTCAATCTTGTGCTCAAGGTCTGTAGGGTCATCAATGACATCCATTGTGTACTCTTGAGACCTGTACAAATCTTGTTTCTTAGTCTTAGATCCTTGAGTCCAGATAAGATCACATTTAATGGTGTTGAGTAGATAGCTCTTAGCCTTATCCTCTGTCATATCTTGAGCATTGAGTCCTGCACAGTGTAGGTAAGCATTGTTAATAACTGCATCTGCATCTATTGAGGTTGGTATATTGAGCACATCTAAGAAATGTCGAGTGTACTTGAGCACCTCAAGGTAGTTGTGAGAGAGATATCTATCCAAGTGCTCCTTCATACCATTGAGTGAAGTCTTTGAGCCATACCTTCCTGCGTACTGAGGCACAGAAACACTCCTTATCTCTTTGTCCTGTAACTCTGTTCTTGACTTGTTGTAGTTGTATAAGGCTTCTCTTAGTGAGCACCTTCTCCTCAGGTTGATTGAGGATGGTGTCTATGAGTTGTATATCAGTTTGTTCAAGCATACAGCTGTGAGTGATGTGGCACAAGCCACAGTGAATGATTGTGAGTAGGCCCAAGTCCCCCAGAAGCTGAGACACTTCCAGCAGCCAAGTGAAGTATGTAGCCAATCTGGGAGGTTGAGCTTGTTATCTATATAGTTCTGTAATGGTTCAAAGTGAGTGAACCACCAGGAGATTACTAATGGAGTTAAATATCCTATCATGGTGCTAAGATAATAAAAGTTATTAACATGACAAAGGAGAGCTGTTAGACTCTCCATTGTGGTCAGGGGAGGACTCGAACCCCCAGCGCCCTGTTCATATCTTTACAGTGGAGCACCTGATAATGGCTGCGTTACCCTACTTCGCATCCTGACCATATAAACCCCCTATGACAACGCTCTCAGGTGCGAGTGATAGGGGGTTGGCTTTGCCGAGCCTCAGTTCTCTATTAAATCACATCTCACTTCATAAGTGATAGGAAATACAGCAATAGGTCTGTTGTATCCTTGTTTTAATGACCATATCATAATTGTGTTATCTACTTCAATTCTGGTATCATCAGGGACATCGATTGTAAAATAAGTGCCGTCTGGTCTTTGTACTCCTATTATTTTCATTTCATCAAGTATTTAAACACCTTATCATAAAACTTACCTGTTACCTCATTGCCATGCATGAAGCGGTACATTTGAAACTTATCCACTCCAACGTCCTCTGCAAGGTGAACAACTTTATATCTCCTTGATAGCTTATCAAACAACTCTGCTCTAATTGAGTCAGTGAGTGTTTCACCATCTTTGATGTACACAGTTTTAGAACGGGAAGCCATCGTCATTATTATTTGTTGTTTGAGCCGCTTGACCTATGAT